CTGGAGGAGCTACTGTAGGTTGTGTAGCTTCTGTGGCTGCTGCGAGTGCTGCCGCTATAGCAGGACTTAGGTTAGAGAACAAAGAGCCTGTAATTGATCCCGGCGCACTAAATGTAGGTTGTGGTACAACAGGTGTTACAGACGCACTAGGAGCAGACGGAGAGACTACCGATGTTGCTGGTGCTGACGCTGCTGCTCCACCTGATGCTCCACCGCCACCTCCGGGTGTTTGTGTAGGAGTCTGTGGTCTTACTGGTGTTGGCCTTACCTCTGGAATTGGAGTATCGGGAAGAGTAACATCTATTCTACTAGGAGTGTACTCAAATGGCAAAGTTTCAGTTGCAGTACCTCCAAAAATATCAGGTGCAAATGATGGGCCAGTACTAGTTATGCCTTCTCTAATTAAATCTTGTCTTAAAGGTCTAGCTGCATTCATAAAACCTAAAGTTCTTTGAAACGGAGTTAAACCTAAAGTATTGATACCTGCTATATCACCAGCACTGCTTAGGTAATTATATAAATCAGTATTGGACATAGCATTAAGACTATCTACTCCAATGTCTGCTATAACTCTATCTAAAACATCATAAGAGGCGGATAAACTATCTGCACCAGTCAGTGTGTCAGTAACAGTATCAACAACATCACGAGACACAGAAGCAGGGACAATAGGATCTATAGAATCAAAAGTTAACTCTGGAGCAGTGGGGTCTATAGCACCTGCTTCAGCACCACCTACTCCTGAAAAAAACTCACTGCCATAAGTCATCCCTCCACTTATTGCAGCCGCTGTCAGAGCTTCCTCAAGATCAGCCCCCTGTATTCCTGCTGTCACTGCACTGGTAAGTGCACTAGATAGAACAGCATTAGCCGTTGTTCCTGCTGCTGCAATACCTGTCGATGCTAGTACATTACCGGCTATTGGGCCTAACGCAAAGGAAAGAGCTAACATTGGCGCTGCTTTGACGAGGCGCTCAATAAAGTTAGGTCTGTCAACTTTTAGCGTCCTAATCTCACCATAAGAAAAAGGATCGTATACATACTCAGACCCATTAGGGCCATACCTAGTAGGAGTTACGTCGTACTTATAGTACAACGCCTGCAACATGGGGTCACGCTTATAAGCCTCTTGTAAAGCATCTTGATAGCTTAAACCCTCTACTGTCTGTAGATAAGGTATTTGTTCAGATAAAATAGGCTCTACCAGAGAATGAAACTCTGATAATTGCCTTGCTGATGATCCTGTGTATGACTCACGATTACCTCCGAACCTCCCTAAGTTCTGTTCAGTAGGCGTTATTTCATACCCATAGTAATTGCTAAGGGCAGAAGCTATATCAGATGAATTTTGTAGATTACCAATGTTTGAATAAGCAGCTACAGCAGTTTCTGTAGTAGCTGGAGATCTAAAGTTTCTTAGGTAAGCAGGGGGGTTTACTCTGTTAAAATATGTGTTCTGGTCAACAAATATCCTGTCGGAAGGCATCTCGCCGCCAGCTATAGTTGCTTCTCCCCCTACAAGATCAAAAGCAGAAATAAGTCCGGTTTCATCGCGTAGGGTGTTCCTAAAGCCAGTGTCGTAATAGCTGTCTACTCTATCAACATCATCAATTTCAAAGTAATCTGCACCAGCTACTAAAGAATTTTTATAGCTGTCTATTGCGCTGCCTAAGTTTTCGTATTGATCTCTGTTAAAGTCATACACAACATCATTTAATGTAGTGGTAGGCGAGCTTCTAGTAACTCGCTGGCTATTAGTAATTCGCTGTGGGGGTGCAATGCCAACAGGTACTTGACTAAAATCTATGTCAAAGAAAGACTCTGCCACTGATTATTTCCGTGTCTTCTCGAATGAACGCATAGCGCCTAACCCTAACATGCCCATGAGGACAGGCATCATAGTTTCTAGAGGCACTAGAGGAATAACTATATCTATAGATACTAGAGCTAACACAAAGTTAGCAAATGGAATTGTGATGAAATTACCGAACATGCCCAGTCCACACGTCCAGCCAATAAAGGGCCTCCAGCCAGAAACAAACAAATTAGAACTAGCTGCTTCTACTTTATTGACCTCTATCTGAGCCTTCATAAGATCCTGATGATGTTCTTCCGACATCGTAGCGATCTTATGGGCAAGCATAGCCTTTTGGTCTTTATCTTCGATAAATTTGTCTAGCAAGCCTGTGACTGGCCCTATCAACTGCCCTACTAAACTCATATTAAGATACCTTAATAAAACTAGGGGCCACCGTAGCAGCCCCCAGTTAGATGGTTATTACTTAGGAACAACCAAAGTTAAACCTGACTCAGGACGCAGTACAGCAACGCCATACAGAGTATCTGAGGTGAACAGGTTAGCAAGAAACTCTTGCTTGTACTGAGTCTGAGAGCGAACACCCAGTTGCTCAGCCATTACAACTGCATCTCGCTGGAACAACAGAGCGCCCAGAGAGTCTACAGAAGAAGCAGAGTTAGCACTAGCAGTCTCAACAACAGGGCAGTTGGTGCTAACAAATACGTCAATGCCGTATAGTTGACCAATCTGACCATTGGTTACTTGACCGTTGTTTACGAAGTCTGAACTTACGTAACGATCAATACCCATGATGGTGTTGCGGACTGAAGGAGGAATAACAAAGTTACGTCCTTCCATTGGCACGTCTTGATCGTCCAGCTTCTGAATAATACCACGGAAGCCTGCATCAGTAAATACGTCAGCAGCAACAACAGTGTCAACAGCATAGGCAGTCAAGCCATTAGAGGCGTCTACAAAGAACGTACCGTCGTTATTTGCATAAGTAGTTGAAGATGTGCCTGAAGTACCAAGGCCAGTAGCCAAAGAGTGCAGGTCGGTATCAACTTGCTTAGCCAGCGCGTAACCAGCGTCTTCCGTGTAAAACTGACGCAGAGATGCCAGAGCTTGTACGTCGGTGATGTCCTCAATCAGACGAGAGTACTCAAAGTGCTTGTTGATTGAAATTTGGACTTCACTTTCCGTAGCGTTCTGTACCGTTACAGCAGTGTTCTCAGCTTTAGCGTGAGCGTCACCACGGACAGGCTTAGGCACATGGATCGTGTCACCTTTCTTACCAGCCATAGACATCTTCTTGACAAGGTTTGCCAAGACAAGGTTCTTTTGGTACGCAGCAATAATCTCGTCACTCCAGATTTCTGGAATGAAAGTAGCTGCGCTAGTGTTGTCAACGAACCCGCCAGTTGCGGGATATGTGGAATCAGTCATAATAAATATCTCCTAAGATATACTATCTGACCCGTTTTTCTGCATACGCCTTCATAATCTCTGGTTGTAGAGCAGCGTAGCGATCAGGGTCGGTTTTCATAAGGTTAATAATGTCTGCGCGTCTATAGATTTTCTTAGGTGCTGATTCAGAGCTACCACTGGCGTTACCAGTAGAAGCAGCTTTAGCTGTCTGCCTTCGAGCCTGTTGCTCAACCTGTGCAGTCTGCTGTACAATATTCTGTCGCTCTTTCCATAAATTAAATAACTCATCAGCGGCTTCGTGATCGTACTGCTGGTCTGCCGATACAAACAGTCTAGTCCTGACTTTAGATGCTTTGATCCACTCAGCAAAGTTAGCGTCTTGTAGTATCTGCTGCATGTCAGGGTGCTTACGTTGTAGCTCTGACATTGCAGTACTGTGCTTATATTGTTGAGTGAGTGCTTCAGCTTCCTTAATCTTAGGATGGTTCTGAATTGCCCTGTCTACAGCCTTATCGGGGTCTGTAAACCAATCTACTTCTTCGACTTGTTGGGGTGCTTCTTGTTGATCTTGAGTGAGTTGAGTCTGGATATACGTATCAACAACCTTACGTAGCTCACCTACTTCAGAACTCTGTCGGCCCAATAGCTTCTCAGCTTCTTGGTGCATCTGTACAAGTTCTTCAGCGGACTTACCTCTGTATTTATCAGGTATCTCAGGTTCCTGTATTTCAGGGGTTTCCTGCTGTTCCTCTGCAAACATTTCTAGTTGTTGATCGTCTTGGTTATCCTGTTGACGCTCAGGTTCAATAATCTTAGCCATTATTAACTCCGTACCTTAGTATTGTGGAGAGCTTTATTATGAAGGTTCTCTATGAGGATTGCCTTCTCTCGTGTGCCATGTGTGATTCTCGTCTTTTGACCCATCTATCTGCGGCATCAGGGAAGTCTCCGCTGATACCTTCCAGATTAGAGCGTACTGGAGAGATAACACGTTTAGCGTCCAAGCCACAACTGCACCTAGAAGTTGTGACATCAGACTTAACTAAATCTTCAAACAATTGTCCGCAAGAACATCTGAAATCAAACAGCCTCATCTAGAGCTTCCTCAGTATCTTCTTCTGATTCTGCTTCAGCATGGGCGTTGTCAATCTGTGTTTCAAGATTCAATATGGTTGCTAGGATAGCTAACTGACCTTTGCGAAAGTTCAAGTTATCGTTATCCGTAGTCAGTTCTACTGAGTTGATCTGTGCAACATTACTGCCTAAGTCAGAGATTAGCTGCTTCCAGCCTTCTGAACGAAACATAGCAAAGTAATTGTTGAAATAAGTTTCTAACTCTTGAGTCATTGTATTTTACCTTTGTTAAAGAATACTTGTGTACACTAATGTACCTTTACATTATAGCATACTTTTGACTGTTTGTCAAGTGTTATTTAACTAAATGTTTTTATAACGATAGATAATACACCAATTGCAATTGCAGCGCCCAGAACAAACACAAGAGCACCCACTGACACCTGTTGTATCAGCTTGTCTCTTGCTTTCTTTTTACGAGCTATAAGGCGCAGGTGCTCCTGTCGAGCATGCTCCTGTTCTGCCTTAGCTTTTTTGAACGCCTCCAAAGTCTCTGGATCTGCCACTAATAATATGTCGTGTACGTCCTTCCAGTATCTCTCATAACTTTTCTTAATCTGAGTGAGCTTTAAGATCTCGCTCTGACTCAGGGGCTTGAAGGTACTAGACTTACGCTCTACTTCAAAGTTTGTTAGGGCTTCTCCAAAGTCGCTAATCGTACCCATAAGTTGCTGGATACCCTGCCCAGACTCATTAGCTGTCTTTATCAGCCCATTCAGACTCGACAAGATGGCAGAAGCGGCTGCAACTGATTCTAT